AAACTTTGATTTCTGCAACCGAAGTCTCGGAAATAGTGTTGTCTTTATCTTTAGTTTTCGGACTGGTTTTACTGCTGACTTTTGTAGAAAGACTTTCATCCCACTCTAAAAATTCTGCAAGTCATCAAACTTACTCTAGAGAGGCAAGAGATGGCAAAATCTTCAACACAAGAACTAATCCGTCATATGGAACAAAATTTTCCCTATCGCGGACCTGTTACTTACCGATATACTAGCACAAAGGAATATCACGATACATTTCCCTGTGCATATCGTCAATGGCGTGCTGATAGTCATTGTAATCTAATTCACGGATATTCATTTTCTATGAAATTTTATTTTGGCACTAATGATTTAGATGTTCGTAATTGGGCTGCTGATTACGGTGGATTAAAAGAACTTAAAAAAATTCTCGAAGATCAATTTGATCATACTTTACTGGTAGCCGAAGACGATCCCGAGTTAGAAACATTTAAACTGCTACAAGAAAAACATTTAGCTAAATTAACTATCCTTCCACGCTTAGGCTGTGAAGGATTAGCTGATATGTTATATAAGTATGTCAACGGAGTTTATATTCCGGATATGTGGGGAGTCGGTGAAGCCGACCGCCTCTGGTGTTATCGTGTAGAGGTACGTGAAACTCAAAGTAATATGGCTTTTCGAGAAGGCCATCGGGAATGGAATGAAAATCTCTTTGATTAATACCGAGTGGTTATTGAAATGGTCGGCTAATGCTGTAATTTTAGTAGCGGCAATTGCAACTAGTTTTGATTTTACTCCACTTAATAAGTATTTGTTTTTAATAGGTAGTCTAGGTTGGATGTTGGTAGGTGTTATCTGGAAACAACCTAGTTTATGGACAATGAATGCAGTAGTAAGTGCAATCTATATCATTGGCTTTTTTTCTAAATAGTGTATAATATTTCAATTAATTTATGAGGTAACAATGAGCAAAATCAAGGTCAGTGAATTATTTTATAGCATTCAAGGTGAAGGAAGATATATGGGAGTACCCAGTGTTTTCCTTAGAACATTTGGTTGCAATTTTAAATGTGCTGGATTTGGAATGCCGAAAGGATTGGTAAGTGTAGAACGTGACAAAATTAAAGCAGAAGATTATGTTGATTATAAATCCTTACCGCTTGTCAGCACAGGATGTGATAGCTATGCATCTTGGGACCCTCGTTTTAAACACCTTAGTCCTGTGCTTGATACCGATGATATTGTTAGCAGTATTATGGATCTATTGCCTAACAATTCTTGGATGGATGAACACCTTGTTATCACGGGTGGTGAACCGCTTTTAGGTTGGCAACGTTCATATCCAGATCTGCTTAATCATCCCCAAATGAAAGAATTAAGCGAGATTACATTTGAAACAAATGGTACCCAAAAACTAGACGAAAAGTTTAAAGAATCGATATTTGAGTGGTTACGTTGGTATGTGCGTTCTCCCAAAGAGATTACTTTTTCTGTTTCACCTAAATTAAGTGTTAGTGGAGAGAGTTGGGAAGAAGCCATTCAACCAGATATTATTGTAGATTATCAATCAGTGGGTTATACTTATCTTAAATTTGTTGTTACCGGTGCGCACGATACAGAAGAAATTCAAGAAGCAGTTAATGAATATCGTATCGCGGGATTTACTGGTCCAGTTTATCTTATGCCCGTAGGTGGTGTAGAAAATGTTTATTCGATGCATAATCGACAAGTAGCAGAATTAGCTATGAAATTAGGTTACAGATACAGTGATCGTCTTCAGGTTCCACTATTTAAAAATGCTTGGGGAACTTGATGAATATTAGTTTAGATTTTGACGAAACTTATACCAAAGATCCTGAATTTTGGAATAACTTTATTCAGTTATGTCAAAAGTATGGGCACAAAGTTTATTGTGTTACATTAAGACCACCAATGGAAAAAATAGAAGTAATTAATTCAATCGGTCAATATATAGGTGAAGATAATATTATTTTTTGTAGTTATCGAGCCAAGCATAATGTTTGTCAATCTAAAAAAATACATATCGATGTATGGATCGACGATATGCCATGGTTTGTAGCAATGAATTATAGACCCGGAGTTAACCCTTAATGAATAATAATTTAAAAAAAATAATCGAAAGATCAGGTCTCGATGTTGATAATTTAAATACCAACGACTTTAATAATTTTATTAAAGAGTTTATCGACGAGTGTATTGTAGTTATGTCTGAAAAAGATTATCATGGTGAATGGTTGGGCGAAGAAATAAAAAATCATTTCAATATTAATACAATTCGATTACCTGCAAATGATTTAACTGGATTTTTAATTAAGGAATTTGGCGGAGAAATAATATTTCGAGTTTATAATAATGATAAAACTTTTATAGACTACAATATTGCACACAACGATCTAGAAGTAAAAATATTAAGTAAAGATGCTTATATCTATAAAAATGGCGATAATTATATATTAGATTATAGTCCCGAAGTCTTAGATATTTCAAAATAAAATATAAAAATTATGAACTCAATTATTTTAACAAAAAAACAAGTTTGGCTTATCGCTGAGGCTATTGAAAAATATAAATTAGATCAGATAAAAATAGACTCTGATAACAGCAATGGTATCGGACCTGCAATGTTCATCGAAGTGGGCAAATCTGAAAAAATAGATATCACCGATGTTTCTAATTGGTAAATAGAACTATGTTTAACTTTTTCAAAAAATTGCGGGACGAACATCATACTAACAATAATAAAACTAATCCTGAACCCGCAATTGCTTCCGATGGGGCTGAAAATCTTAAAAAGAAAAAATCGTCGGCTCCACGGAAACCCCAACAATTGAGTCCAAAAGAGTTAGCTACTCAGAGCGGAGAACCTTGGGTACAGATAATCAATCTTGAATTAGATCCCGAAAATTTAGGTAATGGTGCTATCGAGCTTGATTGGAATGATATTTTTATTGCACGATTAGTCAAAGCAGGATTTCGTGGAAAAACCGATCAACAAATTGTAGATCAATGGTTTACCACTGTTTGTCGTAATATAGTATTAGAAACTTTCGAACAAGAAATGGCAGACCCAGACCGTAGAACAACACTTAAACGTGATTTGGGAAATGGTCGAAGCGAATTTAGTTGACAACTATTAATTTTTTTGCTATAATTGGTCTATCCTAATTTTTTAAGATACTCCAATGAATCGTTTTTTACTGGTTGATTTTACCAATCTCTTTTTTCGTGGACGTCATACTGCCAGTCGTGCAGCTGATCTTGATGATCGACTTGGGATGGCAGTTCACACTACTCTAGCTAGTATTAATAAATCATGGCGGTTACTTCGTGGTGATCATGTAGTGATTGCATTAGAAGGTCGAAGTTGGAGAAAAGATTACTACCCAGCATACAAAGCGCAACGTCATGCTGCTCGTGCTGCACTAAGTCCTAAGGAAGCCGAAGAAGATCGTTTGTTCTGGGAAACCTTGGACTCACTTAAAGATTTTTTTATCAATAAAACAAATTGCACTATTCTACATCACCCTGAATTAGAAGCCGACGATCTAATCAGTGGGTGGATCGATCATCATCCTAACGACTATCATATTATTAATAGTACCGACGGCGACTTTGCACAACTGCTAGCATCTAATGTCGAACAATATAACGGTGTTGCCGGGCAAATTATTAATCTAAAGGGATTTCACGACGAAAAAGGAAATTTAGTTAAAGATAAGAAAACCGGAGAAGTAAAATCCCCTCCAAATCCCGAATGGCTGTTATTTGAAAAATGTATGCGTGGTGATGTCAGTGACAATATTTTTAGTGCTTATCCCGGGGTAAGAACTAAAGGATCAAAAAATAAAATCGGGTTGCTCGAAGCATTTGATGATCGACAAAGTAAAGGTTATAATTGGAATAACCTAATGTTGCAAAAATTTCAACATCACGACGGAACAGAACACAGAGTATTGGACGATTATAATCTTAATAAATTGCTATGTGATCTTAATGCACAACCGGATCATATTAAAACTAAAATTAGAGAGACTATCAGTGTTTCCGCTACACCACGATCCACAATGCATATCGGATTACATTTCTTGAAATTTTGTGGAAAACATAATTTAGTTAAACTCAGCGATCATGCAGATCAATTTGTTGAAATTTTATCCTCAGGATATCCTAATGTCGGGAAATAAACTTAGTATTCCGCCAGTTGACTTGAAAATTATTGAACTTGTTAAACCGAATATGTCATCGGGTCCGTGGATTGCCGGCGGCAGTGTTATACAATGGTATAAAGGCAATCCAGTTGAAGAACACGATATAGATGTATTTTTTCGCGATCGTGAACAGTATGAACATGTTAAACTTCGATTATTAAATGATCTTGACCCAGAAAATATACTTGATGTTAACTGTGAATTAATTTTTAAAAGTACCAACGCTGAAACTTTTCGATATAAAAAACATACAGTACAACTTATTCGAGCAAGATTTTATAATTCAGTTACTGAATTATTAGATAAATTTGATATTATTGCATGTAAAATAGCCACCGATGGTTATTCATGGTTTAGTAATCATCACGAAACAGAAACTCATATTAATAAAAATATCTTAGATATGGAACATATAGTACCCGACTCGGCATTAAAACGTTTATTCAAATATTGGGTATATGGTTTCCAACCCACTGAAGAATTGATTTGTCGAATCGAAAATATGCAAAACTTAAATACTGATTTTTCAAATACCACAGACTATGATTCCTGAACAAACGTGGAGTTTAGTAGGACCAGTTCCTATATATGTAAAAAACAGTGACCCGCCATTATATTGGTGGCATGGTATTGGTATGACCGAACCTATGTTATTAACATTAATAGGAGAACTTTGTTTTAATATATTACCTTCTCCTGAAATCAAAAAATCAGCGATTCGCTCTCAATATCAAGCCGAGTGTAATGGTAAATTTGGATCACAAAAAATTTTAGAGGATCCTATCACTGACAAATTTTGGACATTCAAGTATAGTATTGCTCGATATCAAGATAAAAGAAAATATAACTTCAGTGAAGTTTTAACTTGGCTTAATAAAAAGGAAAAACAGAATGATTGCTAAACCAATTGTAAAAAACAAATTTTGGATCGTCGAACAAGAAGGTAAAAAAATTGCTACCATTCAACAGCATACCGAGGGTATTGCTTGGGTAGAGACATCTAAACGAGAACAATTTGCTAATATTGATTTGTTAAAAAATCATTATAACTTACACTTCGATAGGCCAAATTCAAAGTCTATCAAATCAACTAATAAAGAAGTTTACGAGTTTCCTTGTAACAGTACACCATTTAATGGAGTATGGGATTTAAAACATCGTGTACCTCTATATACTAAATCTAAAAAAAGTAAATGTTTTTATGCTGCAGGTTATTATTTAATGGATAACGAAATTGTTTTTTGTCCTAAATACATTTATATAAATAGACTTAGTTTTGTAGGACCATTTAAGTCGGAACAAGAAGCTAAGAATGCCCAGATCACTAACACCTAATTTACAAAAATTTTGCGAAAAGGTTCGAGTAATGAACCAAACACAAAATAAAAATCTAATCTTAACTTCGGCTGAAGCAAGAAATATTGAATCCGATTTAATGGAATTGCTTTTACTGGTCAATGAGTTACAGGCTAAACTCTTAGAACGTCAAGACACTATTCAAGTTGAAATTGCTAGCCCAGGATTTAAATGAGCAGACCTAAACCCGATATTCTACTAGAATCTGTTGATAAACGAACTTATGTCAGCGAACAAATTCTTAGTAGTCAGGGTATCTGGGCTGTATACTATGACGGTAAACCCATTAATCTAAGAAATCAAAATCTTTTGGTTAGTTATCCGGGACCACGTTATAAAAAAACCGCGTTTGCTAATCCCGGACATGCAATTAATTTGGCTAAAAAATTAAACCAACAACATAAAACCAGTAAGTTTACAGTGGTCCTTCTCAATGATGGAGAACAAATATTTCCACCACTATTACTTACAACGGATTAAAAACCGATCTAGTTGATAGTTTAATACCATTGGCACAGGAATACGGAATTAGTTCAAGTCAACTTAAACTTGATGCTAGGAATTGGTGGTGGAATCCAAATAAACCTAGTTTAAGATTGACCTATAACGGTCATCAATACTTAAAAAATGTTCTAAAATTGTTTTGCTATCACATTGTGACCCCGGAACCGATCAGTAATCGTCAACTACTTAAATTAATAAACTATTGTCAAGGACCTTTTTTTATTAAAGGCAGTACAGACATATTTCTGTATAGTCAAGTCGACAGTGTTTTTCTTGCATTAAATAACAATAATATTGACGGTTTGTAGTAAAAAAACAACAAAATAACACTTGACAAATATTAAAAACTATATTAGTATTACGAAATCAAGGATTAATTGTGATTAAATTTTTATTAATCGTTTTCTTTGTAATGTTTCTTATTTGGTCCGGAATGCTAGGTTGGTCGTTGGAATTTATCGGGTACACACTTTGGGCTATTGGTCAAGCCCTTTAGTGTTGTTTTTTAACCACAACTTTAGATTGACAAATATTTTCTTTTCTTGTACACTAACGAAACTGTACACAATCTTTCCAAGGAGATCTTATGTCTACTACCAGTCAAACACTCACCGTTACTGCTCGTGAAGCTCGTCGAGCTATTGTTAAATGTTTTAAAACTAAACGTCCTATTTTTCTTTGGGGACCACCCGGAATCGGCAAAAGTGAACTAGTATCGGATCTTGCTACCGAACTAGGCGGTGCTTTTATTGATTTGCGTTTGGCGCAAATGGAACCCACCGACATTCGTGGTATTCCTTTCTATAATAAGAACAATAACAAAATGGATTGGGCTCCGCCTATTGACTTGCCCGATGAAGAATTTGCCAGTCAGTATCCGTTGGTAGTATTGTTTATGGACGAGATGAATTCTGCTCCCCCCAGTGTTCAAGCTACTGCCTATCAATTGATTCTTAATCGCCGTGTTGGTAAATATCGTCTCCCCGACAATGTAGTATTGGTTGCAGCTGGTAATCGTGAAAGCGACAAAGGTGTAACATTCCGTATGCCGGCACCACTGTCCAATCGTTTTGTCCATATTGAAATGCGAGTAGATTTCCCAAGTTGGGAAGAATGGGCTATCAGTAACAAAGTCCATAAAGATGTTGTTGGTTATCTTTCCTTTGCCAAACAAGATCTCTATGACTTCAATCCCAAATCTTCAACTCGTTCCTTTGCTACCCCTCGTTCCTGGTTCTTTGTTAGTGAGCTGCTCAAGGACGAAGATTCTAACCCCGACGAACTTAACATTCTAATTTCGGGTACAGTCGGCGAAGGTCTTGCAGCAAAGTTTATGGCTCATCGTAAACTTTCCGGTAAACTGCCTAAACCCATCGACATTCTCGAAGGTCGTGAAACTGATCTTGAGGTCAAAGAGATTTCAGCTATGTATAGTTTGGCAGTTAGCCTATGCTACGAACTGGTTGAATCCTTGGATAAACTAGGAAAAGAAAATAATAAAAAATGGCACGAGCAAGTAGATAACTTCTTCGGTTTTATGATGAAAAACTTTACTACCGAAACTACAGTAATGGCAGCTCGTGCGGCACTGACTACTCATAAACTGCCAATCCAGCCTAATAAACTTAAAACATTTGACGATTTCCATAAGAAATATGGCAAATATATCATGGCTGCTGTTGGAGAATAATTAGCCCTTGGAAAGGCGGAGGGTGTAGTAGAAATACTACACCTTTTTTTTATCTTGACTTTTTTATTTTTTGGATATATAATAACAACATTACAGCATGGAATCGATTATGGAAACCAAAACTTTGTCCGTTGCAGAAATGTCTAAACTCGAAAGCGAAGCCATTGAACGCCTTGTGGTAGCACGAATTGGGATGCTGATTCGTAATCCGTTCTTTGGAAATTTGATCACTCGCATGAAGTTGATCAATGCTCACGAATGGTGTCCTACAGCGGCAACTGATGGACGCAATCTATTCTTTAATCCCGAATTTATTAAGAAACTTGATACTAAGGAACTTGAGTTTCTCCTTGGGCATGAAGTGTTGCATATGATTTATGATCATATTGCACGTATCGGTAGTCGTGACCGTAATCTAAGTAATATTGCTCAAGATTATGTAGTTAATGCCGATTTAATTGAATACAAAGTTGGTCGCAAAATCACTACAGTACCATGTCTTTATGATAAAAAGTATGCCGGATGGACTTGGGAGGCAGTGTATGATGATCTATACGAAAATGCAGAAAAAATCGACATCAATCAATTGATTGATCAAATATTAGATCAACATCTTGCCGATCAAAACAGTGATAGCAAAGGTAGCGGCAACGGCGACGGGCAAGATCAACAAAATGGTCAAGGAAAGAAACCTCAACTTACCGACAGTGAACTTGAGGAGCTTCGTAAAGAAGTCAGACAATCTATTCTTGAAGCAGCTCAAAGTGTAGGTCCAGGAAACATGCCAGCCGGTATTCAACGTCTAGTTAACTCGCTGACCGATTTCAAGATGAATTGGCGCGAGATGCTGCAACAAAAAATTCAAAGTGTATTTAAAAGTGACTTTTCATGGTTGCGTCCTAATCGCCGAAGCAGCCATTTTGATGCTGTTCTTCCAGGCATGAAACCCGGAGAAATGGTTGATGTCTGTGTAGCAATTGATGTCAGTGGCAGTATTTCTGAGAAACAGGCGAAAGATTTGTTAAGCGAAGTTTCGGGTATTATTCAAAGTTTTGATGAATACCGTGTTCATGTTATGACCTTTGATACCGAGGTGTACAATCCGCAAGTGTTCACCAGTGATGGTATTGAGACTATTGAAGAATATGAAGTGATGGGTGGAGGTGGCACAGACTTTTCCTGCGTATGGAAATATCTTCAAGAAAATGACATTGTGCCTAAACAACTAATTATGTTCACTGATGGATATGACTTCGGTGATAAAGGTGCTCAATTTGAAGGATATTGTCCTACCATGTTTCTAATTCATAGTAATCCATCGTTTGAGCCAGGTTGGGATGCTGAATCAGTACAGTATGATGAACGAGCATGAATTTTTAGAGTTAAAACGTCTACGACAGTTAGAGTTCTATAGTCCTCATTTAACTGTTGTAGATGTCACTCAGTATCGTCGCTTTGAAAAAAAGATCACAGATTGGATCTGGACCAATACCACTGGAAGATTTTGGATCGGCGAACACTATGTAAATCGACAATGGAAATTTTTTGTTTGTTTTGAAGTTCCCTATGAAGCTACTTTTTTCTCTCTAAAATTTTTATCACAAGATTTCTTAAAGTAAATAATTGCAGAACTAAATTTTGGAGAGTTCAATGATTAAACATATAGGTAAACATAACAATAGGAAAGTAATTATTCTTTATAAAAAAGTGCCCGGCGAAGATCATATGTGTCTAGTATCCTATACTGACAGTTTGCCCGGTCAACTACACGATGATATAATGAAAATTTTAGAGAGTCCTATAGGTCAGGCAGCAAAAGAACTTTCCGATGTCTTATTTAGAAATATGGCCAGTGACGGTCGAGGTCTTTTAGAGACTTTACATCGTGAAGGTCGAATCAAAAAAGTTCCCACCAATCAAGTTTTGGTCACTCCCACAACAAATAGTCAAGTTAAATTAGATGAATTAAATAAAATGCTTGATGAAATGGAAAAGGGCGAAGAAGCTATTGCACGATTGCGTGAACTAGATCAAACACAGGGATTAATAGATCCCCGCACTAAAAAGAAAAAACCAGTAGCAGAAAGTAAAACTACATCAGCAAATATTTCTACTCCATCATCTGATTCGGGATCGGGTATAATTTCGGATGCAGCACTGGCATTATCTTTAAAAGAACAAGCTCTTAGAATGGCTGCAGAGGCTAAAAGTCTTTTAGCCGAAAGCGATCGTTTAATGAAAGAAGCCACTGCTCTGCTGCCACATGAAAAAGAAACGGTTACTGCTGATGTCAACACAAAACCCAAAGCCAAAAAAACCACCAAAGTCAAAGCGAATTAATTTAAACTATAAAGGGCAATGGAGAGAGATTCTTAAAGATGTAGAGAAAGACCAGGTACCAATTAATCTACTAGACTGTATTTTATTACGCTTATTAGATGGTACTGAAATTACTATAGAAGTAAAGAAAATGATCGATAGTGGTGTCGATCAAGAAGAATTACAAAAAGATATCTCAGAAAAATTAGCTAAATTAGATCACTTAATTAATCAAGTTGATTTTTTTATCAGTATCGAAAGTTTAGATAAGACCATTAAACCTATAACCGCAGACATTCTCAAAGACCTATGAAAGTAAAATTAGTAAGCTATAGCAAACCTACATCTGAATTTGCTGCTCAAGGTGTTACCGATGTACAAGAATTGATTGCTTATTGTGCTCGTGTTAGTAATCCCAGCAATCAATTTAATATGGAAACCAGTGAAAAGCTAATTAGATATCTAATCAAGCACCAGCACTGGTCGCCATTAGAAATGGTTTCGGTCTGTATGGAGATTGAAACTACCAGAGATATTGCTCGTCAAATACTTCGGCATCGTAGTTTTAGTTTTCAGGAATTTAGTCAACGATATGCAGATCCAACCCAAGACATGGAGTTCGTGACACGAGAAGCACGCCTTCAGGATACAAAAAACCGTCAAAATAGCATTGAACTAGACAAAACCGTCGAAGAACAACGTCTATTAGACATCGAATGGGAGCGAGCACAAAAACGTGTGATCTATGCTGCACAAAGAGAATATCAATGGGCAATTGCTAATGGGATTGCCAAAGAGCAGGCTCGTGCTGTACTGCCCGAAGGATTGATTAGTAGTCGTCTCTATATGAATGGTACACTACGCAGTTGGGTGCATTACATTGAACTTCGCAGTGCCAATGGTACCCAATTAGAACATCAGGCTATTGCTAAAGAGTGTGCTCGGGTGATTGCCGAAGTATTTCCAATGGCTGCTACACTATGAAACCTAGAATGATCGACTTTTATATGCGGATAGCCGAGGAAACTGCAAAATTAAGTCGAGCTGTGAGATTACAAGTTGGTTGTGTTATTGTCCGAGACGATAACATAATCAGCTTTGGTTGGAATGGTACTCCACCGGGTTGGGACAATAACTGCGAAGATCCTGTATATGGTTTTGACAGCAATGGTAAAATGACTGTTGTTGGATTAAAAACAAAGCCCGAAGTATTACATGCTGAGTCCAATGCACTTCTAAAATTATGCAGAACACATTCTAGCAGTGCAGATGCCAGTCTATTCCTAACTCATGCACCCTGCATCGAGTGTGCCAAAATGATTAAAACTGCCGGTATACAACAAGTATTCTATCGAGATCAATATAGAAATCAAGACGGTATTGATTTTCTACAGGCCTGTCAATTGCCAGTTGTTAAGATTTAATAGCCTCCGCCGCCAGAATCGTACGAAGGATTATCGTCGTAGGTTGTCAATACCGGTGGAGCACCTCCTTGTCGGCCGCCGCTGGCCCCATTGGTTCTTACTCCTCCGCCGCCTCCGCCGCATCCACCACCGTCATTGTTATAAAATATGTCCTCGTAATATCCTACTTCGTTAAAACTTAATCCGTGAGAAGTGATAAAATAAGTCCCCGGAAGTCCACCAGAGTCTATTGTTCCGTTATAGTAAGATCCGCCGTTTTTATATGGATTATCGCTGCTTCTGGCAGCACCGCCACCACCCCCACCACCAGCAGCAACGTACAAATTGCTACCGGCCGAAATGTATGAAGCTCCGCCTCCGGCACCGCCACCACCGGATTGACCATAAGTTCCGGATGCCCCGCCATTGGCACCTGAGCGACCGCTGGTAACTGCTATGCCGCCACCGCCACCGCCTGTATATGTCCCACCGGGACCCCCACCACCAACGTTAATAGTCACCGAAAGTTGATCAGTAGTTCCTTTATCGGCTCTGCCTGAGATAAAATGCCCTCTGCCACCATTGCCTCCTGTTCCCGGATAATCACCGCCGCCACCTCCCCCGCCGGCACCGTAAAGATTCGCTTGAAAATACCTAACACCATTGGGTATAGTTACACTTGCCGAAGATCCTGTATAAGAAAAATTTAATCGATTAGAAAATCCTCTTGTTCCAAGTATACCCAGTGAAATAGTTATTCTATAATTACCTAAATTTTTTTGCCCTGTACTAGAAGTATAAGGAAAGCTACTGGAATACTGTCCAGCCGTCGGGGCATATTGTGATCCCCTGTAGTAAGAACTTAATCTTACTCCGTCAGAGTCTCTCCCTAGCTGGGCCAAATCGCTAAATCGAATAGTTCCCGATTTTGGTAATCCTCCTCGAATAATCCCATATTGAATTCTTCCATTGCTTTCTTTGAAATACTCCACAGGCCAAGTTATATTAATTTCCCCGTCGGTCCCGGTTGTTCCAGTAGTAGAATAAGGATAACCACCTGTGCCCCCAGGATTGCCGCCTGATCCGTCGAACCCATTGAGAGCCGATTGATCTCCAACACTATCAGAGTATGCAACTGGGAGATTGTTTAAACCGAAACTTGTTTTTCCATTCCAATAACTATCGCCCTTGTTACCGCCCGAACCAACCGATTCGTAAGATTTAACATCGTAAACTGCCATTTTTTATCTGACCTTTTTTTCTAAGTCTTTAACTTTGTTATTGAGTTCCTTTACTGCTTCAATCAATAACGAAACTAATCGATCGTATTTGACTGCTAATTTTCCATTCTCCCGTGTTGCTACCAATTCAGGAAAAACCTTTTCTATTTCTTGTGCAATTACCCCTACATCTTTTTTCCTAATAAAGAATCCGTCTTCGCCGCCTCGACTATCAATGTACTCATCAGTCCAATCAAATGTTACTCCGGTGATTTCAGAAAGTTTTTTCAATGGATCTTCTATGGGAAATATATTTTCTTTTAACGTAGCATCCGAAGTATAAAATCCAATGATATCACCAGTGGCACGAATTTCTCCGGCTGTGCCCGCAGCAGGAGTCCCAATTCCTATGCTGTTAAATTCTACATTGCTATTAGTGGCCACAGCCTGCCCGATATTGATTGTAGGAGTCCAACCAGATGCTGCTGTTCCACTGATAGTAACACCAGTTCCTGGTAATACGCTCGAAACCCAATCGCCACTGATCGACGTTGCTCCTATACTGATACTTCCCACAGTGGTATTGATAATCAGATCACCGCTACCGTCCAGAGTAACTTTAGATGTTACTGCTCCTTTGAACTCTAGTTCTCTAGCAGTATGCCATTTGTCAGCAGTGAAAGCATGTAACTTTTGCACCAGGTCAGTCGATGCTACTATAAAAGGAGGGTTAGGAGAAGCAGTTGTTCCTGTAACGGCTTTACTCTCAAATACAGTAGCTTCCATTTTGGGTGCTTTTAACAGCCCCGGATTACCGTTGCCTCCAGCATTAGGAGTATAAGTAAACTCAGTATCGACCTGAACAGCTTGATTACCACTGGTTGCAGTTACATAGATCGGATACTTAATAGCAACATCGGCATTACCGGTTGTAGTAACGTTAATATTAGT